CGCCTAGGGGCTCGATCTGCGATACATGGCCAGATCATCGAGTTCCGCCGATCGTCGCTCCTACGGGCACCAGAGTGCGCAGAAACGGGCGTGATGCTTGATGAGGATACCGCGGTCGTCGATCACTGGCCCATCACGTTTGCTCAGCTTTACTCCGCATGGCTACGTGAGCGGGGGCTCGACTCGCGCAAGATCTTAGTCACGCACCGGCCTAACACCCCAGTGCAGATGTCAGATCCTGCCCTGCGCGCGGACTGGCAGGATTATCACGATACCCACTGCACGCTGCGGATTGTGACTCGCAAGGTCAATTCGCAGAGCTGGCGCGAGGTCATTTGAGCCACGATGGCCATGGCCCCTGCTGCTCGTTGTAGCAGGGATTTTCTGCGGGCATGTGCCGCTGAACTGTCATCCATGGCCATCGTTTCGATCCCCTAGGACCGGCGGCGCATTAAGCCAAGTTCTGCGCCGGGGCTTCGGGGGTGCGGTAGGTACCCGGTCACCTATCGCTCTCACGTGTGTGATTGGACACTAGCCCACTGTCGGAGGTGGGGCGTGAGATGCCGCGGTTTGCGGTTGTTTGAGGGAGTTTAGAGGAGCCTGCAATGGATACTAATGATTTGTTTACTTTGCCTTTCTATGCGTATCGAAATCCACAAGTTGAGCAATTGCTGCTTGATGAAAAGTTTAATTTTAAGTTGACTGAATTGCCAAGCTCAATTATCAGGCAAATTGATGTCAACAGATTTCAAACAAGAAATCTTGAAGGTGAAAATATTGTAAACAACGATTATGTGGCATTAATGCTAGAAACTATAAAAAATGATGATGTTCCTTTACCTGCTGTCGTTTTATTCTTTGTAAACAATAAATATATAGCTTGTGATGGTCGTCATAGACTTGAAGCTTATAAATTATCTGGCAAGACTTCATTTGTTGCATACGTTATTGAATGTATTAATGAACAGAATATTTGGCTTAATGGCCTACGTCTTTCCAATTTGATTAATGAAATGAATGGCGAAAGAGCTGGTAGAGATGCCGAGGAAAAAGCTAAAAGAAAAGTTGCTCAACAGCTTTGCGCTACCGAAATGTTTGCTTTGATTACTCAAAATGGAAATAGAAACGAGGTGATTGAAGAAACATTAAAGAAATTTAAAATTACCGAGGCTTCTTGTCGCAGAGCAACAATTAATATTTTGGCAAAGAAAGAAGTATTACATGACTTGGTGTGTCAAACTACCACGCCAGTGGCGCAAAGATTAGTAGATGGAATAGCAAATAATGAAATTCAATCTGTGCAAGCAATCATGAAACGATGTGAACCTGAGCACAAAGTTAAAATAGTTCAAGCTCTTACTGCGGCTAAAGATTATGCAGCAAGTGCAAAAATTGTTGAAGTGCTTAAAAATAATGCGGACAATGCTCCAAGCATAATTATATCAGCTTTGCAAAACGCGGCGGGCCTTGATGAAAACAACAGGAAAATGGCAGTTGCTGAAAGAACACATCAGGCAAATCAAACATTTTTAAGAAAAATATTTGGTGACCTGTTTAGAGTATTGACTTATAATGTCCCATTTAATGGCCAAGAAAAACAAGCGGTTATCAAAGACAGTGAAAAATTAATAGACGCGTTGAAAACATACAAAAATAATTTGGAGGCTTTATAACATGTGGCATATTTGCAGAAAACTAATTCAAACTTATTTGGATAACAATGGATACGTAAGCTATAAGATAGCTCGTAATTTAATTGAATCTTCAATTCCAAAGCAAATAATAGAAAAAATGGAAAATCCTAAAAAACGCCATGCGGGATATTGGTCTAATGGTACTATTTCAGCTTTACTTAAACGCAGTCGATATAGGAAAAGAATGCCACATGAAGCACCAGGAGTTTACGTCAGAGACCTGCCAGATAGCCAGATCGATGGCGATGACAAGAGCGCGGCACATGTGTGAGCATATTGACGATCTGGGCAATCGTTGCGCGTCCTGCCTTGATCTTGACGCGCATCATTTGACATACCATCGGTATGGCAAAGAATTGCCGGAAGATCTTATGATTTTGTGTCGCAATCATCATATCCAAATACATGGTAGGTAGGTATTTGAATGCCCCCTCTATGGCAGGTAATGGTGGATCATCGTGGTCGCCAGTGGGCCATGATTAGCAACCTCACGGAGGAGGTTGCCCGCGAGCTGAGCACACAGCTCAACCGCACAGCTAAGGCAGGAGAGCCTATTTTATTTTGGCCTGAGCATGTCTCACGAACTTGGGCCATTGGCAGGGAGGATACGACAGATGAGCAATCCAGTGATGTGCGATGCCTGGGCGATCGAGATGGCATTGATCGAAATGATCTTAACAATGGAGAAATGGAATGAAGATTCTGCCAATAACCACTAAGGTGCGTGGCAATGACGGGCGCATATGGCATGTGCCACTGCATAGCAAGCTGCTCGATTGTGCCCGGTGTGGCACTGCCATGAGCGCTAGCCTAGTGACATTGGCGCGAGGTGGTGGTACTCTGCCCCTGATGCGTGGTCGGCTGCCAGACATTGGTGGCAATATGAGGCCCTATTGTGAGGAGTGCTATGAGGGTGTGAGGATCAACCAATGAGCATCTGGCAGAATATCAACAAGGCTTTTGTCGCTGGCGAAGAGCTGACCGAGCTGGACATCCAGTGGCTGCTCGATGAGGCTGAGGCTGCTGCTCGACTGCGGGCAGCGATTAAAAAGAACTGCACTCTCCGCGCAATGGGCACGGAGATGATTCAAGATTGGGCTCGTGAGGCACTAGGATGATTTACGCTATTTGCTCGATTTTATTGTTCGGCCAGTCAGCTCAGCAGAGCGCAAACATGAGCGCGGCCCAGGGACGCATGGCGCATCGTGGCGGCAGCTATCGTTACGAGGGCGTCGGGTTCTCCTCAGTCAGTGCGCAGCAGGCGATCCGCAATTGCTGCTACTACGGGCAGCGCACACCGATCGAGATTGCGGTGAGCAGGGGGCGAAACGGCTGGTATGCGTGTGTGAGGTACCGATGATGGATGAGCGATCACCACCGACACGATATGACGAGACGTTTGCATGGTGTGGCGTAGGGCTGCTCGCCGCGGCCCTTGGCTGGACTCTCTATTGGTGCGTCTGGCTGTTACGTGAGATCCTAGGCTGAGGAGGACATCATGAGCATGGACGTAAATTGGTATCGCAAAATGAAAGAACTCAAGGCCGAGCTTGAGAGCGTGTCTGATGCGATGCAAGATACCAAGCACTTAATCTACGAGTGGGTCAAGGAGTACCTAGATGAGCGATCCGATTAGCCCTGATCACTATCGACCTCGAGACGGCAGCAACATCGACTGTGCTGCCGCGCAGCGGGCAGGCCTTGGCCTTGCTGGTTATCGATCCTACCTAGCAGGATGTGCGGCCAAGTATCTGTGGCGGCACACCGAGAAAAACGGTATCGAAGATCTGCGCAAATCGGTGCAGTGCATCAATATGCTAATCGATACCTACGAGGGCAGCAGATGACGCACCTACAGCTACTGATCGAGTCGCAGCAGCGAGTCCTGAAACTCGAGCGCCACATCGGCCAAATCAACAAGGGCATCGATGTCGTTGATGTGCTTCACAAGCAGATCAGCGCATACCAGAAGGAAATCAGGAGGCTACTCAATCGGTTATTTCGTTATTCGATGGATGACGGCACTGAGCATGAGCATCGTTATGCTCTACTGGTACCTAGCCTCGAGACCAAGGGCGAGGGTCGATACACCACCATCACGACCATGGCGAACAAAGATGAGGCACTCAGCCTTGCGCATGAGATGCTCACGCTCTACGACCTGCACTGTGAAGTCATGGATACCGAGACGCAGAATCTCCTAGATACCTAGTCTCGACGCAGCACGGTCAGACCATTGTTGTTCTGGCGGATCAGCTCGATCCGCCATTTATTATTGGCATCGATGAACTCGTCAATAGCCATCAGCAGCCCTGCCTTGCCAGCATAGGTCGGCCTAGCCAGTGGCGAGGCATGAGGGTAGATAGGCTCATCCTGATGACCATAGGTCACGGTGTCATGTAAGATAATCACGCCATTTTTTCTTATACGATCGGCGTGTTTTGCGAGCTCGCCGCGGAGCTGAGCGTAGGTGTGCAACGTGTCAATGAACAGCAGATCGGTTTCCTCGATCACACTCATCGTCAGCACATCTGCCCGCCGAAACTCATACTCGATGCCAGCAGATGCCGCGTGCTCAGCTACTAGGCTCGTGTCCACATGCACGATGTCATAGCTGATCATGCGCTGAGGCAGCCCCGCCAGCAGAGCCCACGTGGAGATCACGCCACGCACGCCCATCTCGGTGATGTGCTCCTGATTCCAGGCATAGTCACGCAGGATGCTGAGATGCTGGTTGATGTCGCTTGGCGTGTCCCGCACACGGGCATACTCGGTCAGTATCGACATGATGGTCATCTCTGCACCGGAAGGTAGTCCGTGTACTCATACGGCCAATGCGGCGTGAGCTCGACGATGCCGCGTGTCGTATTGTGCTGCCGCAGATGATTAGCAGCCATCTCGCTGACGATATTGGTGCTCCAGCCGCTGGCATGATAGCCGCCAGACGTGCCCCATCTGTAAATGTAAAAACGATCTCTGTCCTCGATCTCCTGCGTGATGGTGCCGTATTTCTTGCGTAACTCATCAAATAACAGAACGTCTATCGATCCGCTATCTCTCACCTCGCTGTACCTGCCGATTGAGTCAAACACCTCACGACTCATCATCAGGTTGCAATGGTAGAGATTGCGGCTTGCTGTAAGCTTGTGCGCGTCCTCCTCGAACCACGCGCTAGCCGTGTGGTAGATGCGATTACTGTCGAGATGCTCGACGCTGTAGCTCAGCCGCCACGGCAAATAGATGTCATCATCTTCCCAGATCGCTAATAAGTCGCCGGTGGCCATGGATGCAGTCGCGTTGAACTTAGCGCCGAGCGGCCGAATCTGATCTGCCACGTTGTAGACCTTGACCTGTGGGTGATCGTAGATCAGCGTCTGATCGCCGTAATCGTTGAGGATTATGAGCTCTTTCTCGCCCTGATAATCCTGCCGTAGAAACGACTCAATAGCATGCTCGAGCTGGCGAGGCCTGCCATATGTTGGGCATAAGCAAGAGATCTTTGGCAGCATAACTCACCTCTGTGGTCGTGATCGTACTCTCTCGAGCCATGTCGCGGCATCGACTCTCACCAGCGGATTGTGGCTGCGCCAGTCTGAATAATGGCCAAAAATGAAATGGCAATCCTCGCACAGCGTCATGAGATTGCCGGGCGATAACTCGAGCTCAGGATGCAGATGGTAGGGCATCACATGGTGTACCTCGAGCGAGGTGACACGGTCGCAGGCTTCGCACTTCTGCTGCTGCTCGAGGTGCTTGCGCCTTACCGCTGACCATCTCGGAGATCGAGGAGTGCCGCCGTAGACATCAGCCACGCCGGGCAATGTCAGCAGGCGATCGAGCCAGCGAGACAATGCGTTAAACATTGCTTGCCTCAAGCACATGAGTGCGGATCAGGTCATTGCAGTACTCAGCCAGCATGCGCCAGCCGTGACCGTCTGGATACTCAGAATCGGCGAGAATGGCGTCACACACCTCCTCAGCCCACACCCGTAGCAGTTTAGGATCGGGAATAGCTTGGCCCGGCTTTACCTTGATGGCTTGGAGCGTGTGTGCCTTGACCAGCGCCTCGCTCAATACTGTAGTTGCGCTAGTCAGACAGAGCTGAGACCATCCCTCCTGCCCGCGCGCCAGTCGTCGTACTCGCTCGATGTGCTCGACCATATCAGCCTCCTATATGATCCATGAGATCTTGCGTGTCGGGAATCCCTCGACGTTGCTAAATATCCAGCAGTCGCCAGACTTGAG